GCCCGCGGTTCGCAAGCCCCCCATTTCCCGCCCGCGTAAGCGGAAGGCGGCGCCATGAACGATTCAACCGCCAACCAGGCCAGCCGCCGCCGCGACTACCTCGCCTGCATCACCACCGATGAGCTTCGCGCCGAAGTCGCCCGGCGCGAAGCGGAGGCCACCCGCGAGCGCGACGCCCAGGTGCAGCGAGATCGCGACGGAGCCGCGAAGGCACCCGCCTCCCTCTTCCCGCAGAAATTCCGACACTGAGGGGTTGACGCAGAGCCGCCGCGTTGTATTCTCTACTCAACGGCAGTGACATGCCGAACTGGTTCATTGACAACAGAGTCCACCCGCCGCCCCCGCAAAACGCCGGTACCAGCCGAATGTCACCGTTTTGCACGGCGGGTGGATTTTTTGTGAACGCGGACCCAAGTGAGGCCGACAGGCAGCGCGGGGGGAAGCGGAATGGATTCCGATGGCTAAATCACCCGCATTCCAATGGTACCCGTCGGACTGGCTGTCCAGCACGAGCCGCATGATGATGACGCTGGAGCAACAGGCGGCATATTTCAACCTTCTGAACCACGATTGGATGAATGACGGTATCCCCGCCGACGATGTGGCCCTCGCCAAACTGTCTGAAATGGGTGAAGGGTGGTTGAAGGGTGGTTCAAGGGTGGTTCGAAAATGCTTCACACCTCACCCGACCAAACGGGGATTCATCACGAACGAACGGCTGAGGGTTGAACGCGAAAAACAAGCCGAGTGGAAGCGTAAAAGTAGCGAAGGTGGCAAAAAGTCCGCAGAAACACGGCAAATCAACCCCAAGGGTGGTTCGAGGGTGGTTGAAGGGTGGTTGCCAAATGGTACCAACCAAACGGGCAACCAAAAGGCAACTCTTCAGTCTTCATCTTCATCTTCATCTTCATCATCAAATGATGATGGTCGTGAAAATTTGACTTTGGGAGATGACGTGGAGGCTATTCTCAAAAAAACAAAAGTTACCAAACACCGCCCACTCCTCGCCGCCATTGAGCGTTATGACTGGCGGTCCGACGAGATGAAAGGTGCATGGAAAGAGGTTCTCGACAACCCAAGAATCAAAGACCGCGCCGCCGCCTTCGCACGGCGAATCCTCGACGGAACCAAACCCCAACCGAAAGGAACCCCATGACCGACACCCCCACCACCGCCCGCGCCCGCCCGGCCCAGACCGAGATACCGATCCACGACCGGATACCGCCGCACGACATCGGCGCGGAGCAGGCCCTGCTGGGATCGATGATGATAGACCCGACATGCATCGACGGCATTCTCGAATTCGTCACCGGCCCCGGCCAGTTTTGGAAAGAGGAAAACGGAAAACTTTTCTCCGTCCTGCTGGACATGCACCGCAAGGGCGCGGCAATGGACGGCGTGACGATCATCGGAACCCTCACGCGCGTCGGAAAATTGGAAGCCGTCGGCGGCCATGATTACATCAACGCTACGATCAGCAGCGTTCCCAGCGCCGCCCACGCGGAGCACTACGCCGCCGCCGTGCGGGACCATGCCCTCCTGCGCCGCTTGATTTCCGCCGGTGGGAGGATCACCCGCAGCGGACACGAGGGGGGAGACGTTCGCGAGATCGTCGACCAGGCTGAGAAAATCATCTTTGAAATTGGGAATGCGACCGGATCGCGAGCCGTCACAGTCAGCATCACGGACGCCCTCGCCGAGGCTCTCGCCCGCGCCGACGGCCAGAACGCCGGCCTGCCGACCGGCCTCGCCCGCTTGGACGAACTCACCAACGGAATGCACCCCGGCGAAATGATCGTCATCGCTGCCCGGCCCAGCATGGGCAAGACCAGCCTCGCGCTCAACATCGCCGACCACATCGCGTGCAAATTGGGCCAGGGTGTGCTGTTTTTCTCGAAGGAGATGAGCCGGATCGAACTGGCCCAGCGGATGATTTGCAGCCGCGCCCACGTGGACAGCCAGCGGGTGAAACGAAACCAGATCATCGCCGACGAACGGGCCGCGTTGAAATTGTCGCTCCAAGAAATGGAGGGGGCACCGATGTGGATCGACGACAGCCCCGGCGGAACCATCGGCGACTTCCGCGCCGCCGCCCGCCGGCAGTGCGCCGCCCAGGACGTGAAGATCATCATCCTCGACTACCTCCAACTGCTGGAAGGCAGCGGGGGCCGCGGCATCAACCGACAGGAAAGCGTCAGTGAGATCAGCCGCGGCATCAAGGCGGCCGCCAAAGAACTCAACACGCCCATCATCGCCCTGAGCCAACTCAACCGCTCCAGCGACACCGACGGACGCCGGCCACGCCTGAGCGAGTTGCGGGAAAGCGGGGCGATCGAACAGGACGCCGACGTGGTGATGCTGCTGCACAACGAAGCCATCCAGCGCCGCGGCGACCAAGAATGGGCCGACGCCAACCCTGATAAGCTGCACCTCGCCGAGATCATCGTCGCTAAGCAGCGGAACGGACCCTGTGACACCATCAAAACTACGTTCATCGAATCGGAGACCCGATTCTGTAATTACAACCCCGGCATTTGAAAGGAACCACATGACCCCACTGGAAGCCATCACCGAGATCGTCAACACCTACGTGAAATCCGGGCAGGACGCCAGAAAACTCGAAGATCACGCGCTGATGATTGACTGGAAAGACGAGGCCAGCATGATGGACAAAGTCGCCACGCGGCATTTCGCCACAGCCACCCACATCCGCCTGGAAATGAAGCGCCTCGCCGGCATCGACATCCCCTGGGCGCGTCGCGCGTGAGATTTTAACAGAAAGGAATCCCCATGCTCCAGAAACTCCGCAGCACCATCCGCCACGCCCACCCCGGCCTCGAGGCCCAGTTCGGTGCCACGCTGGACGCCGAGATCGAGCAGATCGCCAAGGAGCGCGCCGCCATCCGCGAGATCGTGCGGTCGTTTGAGACATGCGCGACAGAGAATCGGCGGCGCGCTAACAATGAGCCGATGGAGGCCGACACCGCGGCTGCGCACCGCCGGCACGCCGACGACCAGGTGAAGACCGCCAACACGATCCGCGAGTTGTTCAGGCAGCGGACGGGCGTGGTGATTCCATGAAACCGCGATTGCTGGACCTTTTTTGTGGTGCTGGAGGATGCGGAGTTGGCTACTCCCGCGCCGGGTTCGACGTGGTGGGCGTCGATGCCAGCCCGATGCCCCGCTACCCATTCGAGTTCCACCAGGCTGACGCCTTGGAATTTCTCGCCGCACATGGGCACGAGTTCGATGTGATTCACGCCTCGCCGCCGTGCCAGTTCTACAGCGCCTTGCGTCATATGCCCAATGCCAAAAAAGACCATCCCGACCTTGTGGTGCCGACGCGGGAACTTTTGAAGGCCAGCGGAAAACCCTATGTGATCGAAAATGTTCCCGGCGCTCCGCTGATTCGCCCCACGATGCTCTGCGGCACGATGTTCGGACTCGGCACCGGCAACGCGGACTTGCGGCGGCACAGGATTTTTGAAACCAACTGGATTTTACATTTAGCGCAGGGGATGGTTTGCAAACATGGCCGGCGGCGCGACTGGCTGGACTATAGCGACACGGGAACTTTACACACGCGGCAGGTTAAGGCACGATTGAACCGCACGATCTCGGTCACGGGCCAGCGTGGAATAGCCGAATCATGCGGGGATCGGAAGGCGATGAAAAAGGCTGGTTCTGTCAACCTGTACGGAAACGCTGGCACCGCCAGCGTGCGAGACGGGCTGTTGTATTTTTCAACGGCGGAGCGCAACGAGGCGATGGGGATCGACTGGATGAAGGGCGGCGAGATCAGCCAAGCAATCCCACCCGCTTACACGCAGTTCATCGGCGAGCAACTTCTGGCCGCGATAACGAAAGATGCAAATGGCTGAATCTGTCAAGAAAGCGAAATCCAAAAGGGTCTACAAGACGACGCGCGCGCCGGACTGGGATGCCAAACGCAAGCGCGCCGCCACCCAGGCATCGCAGGACATCGGCGAGATTCCGCCATGCAAGAATCCTGAACGGCGCGCGGCATGTGGCGAGCCGAATGGATTTGGGCTCTTCTGTAAAACATACTTCCCTGAAATATTCTACCGCGAATGGTCAAAGGATCATCTGAGGGTCATCGCCAAGATCGAGCGAGTGGTAATTGAATGCGACATGCTGGCGGTGGCGATGCCGCGCGGAAGTGGAAAGACCCGGCTTTGCCAGGGGGCGGTCCTTTGGTCTGAATTATATGGGCGACATCAATTCGCCGTGCTGATCGGGGCGACGGCCCCACAGGGCACGGACGCCATCGAGTGGTTCAAGAAGACGCTGACCGAAAACGAGATTCTGCATGAGGACTTCCCCGAGGTCTGTTTTCCGATTCGTCTGCTGGAAAACGAACCGCGGCGATGCCTGGGTCAGCGATACAGGGGGAAGAAAACGAACATCAAATGGAGTCGGGACAAGATTGTTTTCCCGACCATCCCAGGAAGCGTGTCCTCTGGCGTTGTTATCGCCGCCACAAGCCTTGAGGGGCAGATTCGCGGCATGTGGCACACGCTGCCGGATGGCCGCGTGATACGTCCAACGCTGGCGATCCCCGATGACCCTCAGACCCCGGAATCCGCTCGGTCACAGGGTCCAAGCGGTCAGACCACCTACCGACTCAAGACGATCAAACAGGACGTACAAGGTCTTGCGGGACCGGATCGGCAGGTGGGGATTTTGATTCCATGCACGGTCATTGAACCGGGCGATCTTGCCGACCAAGTTTTGGATCGCCGCCTCTATCCCGAATTTCGCGGCGAGCGCACCAAGCGTCTCTACTCTTGGCCGACCAACAAGGCGCTCTGGGAGCAATACCGCGAGCTGCGCGAACACGCGATGCAGACCGACCAGCCGCTCGATGAGGCGACGGAGTTCTACCGGGCGAGGATGTGCGACCAGGGGCGGAAGCTCGACACCGCCGGCGACTGCGAGGAATGCCCGAACAAAACGAACTGCATGGACTGCGGCGCGGTCGTTGATGATGCGAACCGCCTTGACGATCCCCGCAACCTCTCGGCGGTCCAGGCGGCGATGCACGCCTTTTACAAATACGGCGCGGCGGGGTTCGCGGCGGAATTTCAGAATGAACCGATCATCAACGAGGCCGCCGGCCAGCGATGGAATAAATCACTCATCGCCTCACGATTCACCGGCCGCCCGCGATACGAGGTTCCACTGGACTGCACGGCGATCACGGTGGGGACGGACGTTCAACAGTGGTCGCTCTGGTACGTGGTGGTGGCGTGGACCCCCAACTTCACCGGCCACGTCATCGACTACGGAATCTGGCCGCACCAATCCCGGCGCGTCGTCAGTAAGGCTGAAATCGAAAACTCAATGAACAACATCCAGGTTTTGTATCCGCACGCCGGGATCGAGGGCGCGATTCAGGCCGCGCTGGAGGATTACACCAAATGGCAACTCAGCCGGGATTTCCCCCGCGCTGGCGGGGCCGGCCTGATGCGAGTGGGGCGGAATTTCACCGACGCCGGGAAGTGGCCGGATCGAGTGGCGGCGGTGAAGTTGAAAGTTGGAGGCTCAGCGATGATGCTCAGTAAGGGCGTCGGCATAACGGCCGGCAAGCCGCCGATGGGATCGCGCAAGCACAAGCCTGGCGAGGGCAAGCGCGATCCCCTGGGTCACTGGTACACGCCGGCGGTTGCCGGCACGAAAGAATTTCCGCATGTCGCGCTGGATACAAACCACTGGAAATCTTTCGTTGAGTCGGGAATTCTCACCAACCCTGGTGACCCCGGCGCCATCACGCTCTACGGCGACGGTCCGGAGGAACACACACTGTTCGCCGCGCACCTCGACGCGGAAACGTGGACGCCGACCGAGGGTCATGGGCGGAAGGTGTGCGAGTGGACGATCCGCCCCGACAAGCCCGACAATGAATTTCTCGACGCGATGGTGTATGCCACCGTGGCGGCGTCGTATGAAGGGTGCGAGCGGGGCGGGGCGAGGCCGCAGCAGAAAACCGCCCGCCCGGTGGTGAGCTTTGCCCAGCGAACGGCAAAAAGGAGCGCATGATGGATCGAAGCGCGAAGCATCCGGTGAAGTCGTATGCGGATCGGCGGGCTGGCGTCGAGGGCGATGACACGCCGCGCGGCATCACCTGCCCACGATGCGGCGGGGTGACGATGGTGACGACGACGCGACGGCTGTTTGGGGCCATTCGCCGGTATCGCCAGTGCGCCGCCCCCAATTGCCGGTTTCACCTCGTTCCTACCGAAGAAAAAGCGTAATTGCGAACGATTTGCTTGCCTTATGGGCGTTCGGAGACCATTGGACGGCCATGGGGTCGATTTTGTCGTACCGAGAGCGTGGCGCTACCAAAGAAATCGAATTAGACCCCTTCTGCGGTCATACCGATAGGACAAAACGACGCATTTGGGTGTTTTGGCCTTGCTTTGGGGCATTTCCTGTCGCATAAGTCCCGCATGAGCGACACAGGACTGCAAAACGATCCCGGACCCAAAAAGGTATCCGTTGCTGGCATGGGCGAGAGCGAAGAGCACTCCCTCGCCGACCAGATTGCCCTCGACCGCTACAACCGCGCCAACCAGGCCGGTGCAGTCCGCGGAAAATTCTTTGGCGTCCGCGTGACGAAGTTCCGCCCGCACGGTGCTGTTTTCCCCCCCGGCAATCGTGGGGGTGGATGAATGGGCATCTTCCGCCAAATCACATCCGCATTTCGTGGCCCCAAGCTGAACGCCACCGCCGACAGCACCATGGCGGTCACATCGAAGTCACCCGAACCGGCTTCCCCTGAACGCCTCAAGGCCGCTGTGGCCGCGCTCAACGCGAAAGCCCAACAGCGTAAAATCGAATGGGACCATGAAGGAGACGCCCTTCAGCGCGAATACATCGCCGCCGGCGGCAAGCTCCAACCGGGCCAAGTCAGCGAATATCTCCTGGGCAAACGCCCAACGATGCAATACGCCGAGCGCGCCGGGTCCATCACCGCCCGCTACGACACCGCCCTCACCACCGAGGACAACCGCGAGCATTGGGCCATGGCCGACGCCCTCGCCGCCGACGCCCAGGCGAATCCCATGGTCCGCTACGTCCTCCGCAACCGGGCGCGCTACGAGGTCCAGAACAACGGCTATGCCCGCGGCATCGGGAAAACCATCGTCAACGACACCATCGGGCGCGGCCCCCGCCTTCATATCGACGATGACCGCCTTTCCCCGGAAGTCCGCGGCGACATCGAGCGGAAGTTTCATGCGTGGGCCAAAACCGTCAAGCTCGCGACAAAGCTCCGCGTGATGCGTCAGGCCGAGTACCAAGACGGCGAAGTGTTCGCCGAAATAATCACCAACCCCGGCAGCAAGAATCCCGTGAAGCTCGACCTTCGCCCCATTGAAGCCGACCAGGTTCGCTTCGTGGATATCGGCCTGTTGACTGTACCATCGGTGGACGGCATCCGGTTTGATGAGTTTGGAAACCCCGTCGAATACCACGTCTTGCGCGTCCACCCCGGCTATTGGTCGTATGCGACCGGCTATGTCGGGATGCCGTGGGAGTACGACAAGTGGGATGCCGAGTTCATCATCCACAACTTCACGCCGGAGCGTCCAGGCCAGCACCGTGGCGTGCCGGAAATCCTGACCGCGCTTCCGCTGCTGGCTGTACGCCGCCGGCTCATTCAAGCAATCCTCGACGCCCTGGAGACGGCCGCCGATTTCTCGGTCGTGCTCGAAACCGAGATGGGGGCCGACAATGAATCAACCCCGCTGCTTCCCGACGGCGACATCGTGCCATTGAAGCGACGCATGGGTGTCGCGCTCCCCGCGGGCTACAAGGCGACGCAGATCAAACCTGAGCAGCCGACGCAAGCATTCGAGCAATTGGACAAGCGGATCATCGCGGAGATTGGCCGCGGCATGAACGTGCCCTATGTCGTGGCCGCGTGCGATTCGAGCGACAGCAATTTCTCATCGGGTCGCCTCGACTACTCGATCTACTACACCGGCATCGACATTCGCCGCGGAACTATCGGCGACGAAACGCTCGACCGGCTGTTTGTGGAGTTCGTGCGCGAAGGTTCGATGGTCAAGGATGGGGGCAAGCAGTACATCCCGAAAGAGGCGATGGCGATCATCAGCGACATGGAATATTCGTGGTATTGGGACGGACACGAGATGGGGAATCCAGTCCAGCTTGCCCAGGCCCGCGAGATCGACCTCGCCGTGGGGGCCATCACCCTCGCCGAGGTTTATGCCAAGAAGGGCCAGGACTGGCGCAAGGCGCTCATCGCCTATGCCCGCGTTCTCGGTTTGACGGATGACAAAAACGGAAAGGCGCTGGAGAAGGTCCAGGCGATGATCCGCAGCCGCATCTTCACCACCCGCGGAAACCCGCCGCTGATGGAGGCGGATTTGGAGCAGCAGGAGTTGGGGTTGGAACCAAACGCCCAGATGCCAAAGCCTCAGACACCAGGGGCGGCACGGAACAAGGGGACACGCAATGCCGCGTAAAGCAAAACGAATCATCGCCGCCGCAACGCAGGAAGGCCGCATGGCCCTTGCGTTTCCGGCGACATTCACCATCACCGCCGCGGCCCCGCTCGGAAATCAGGCTGGCATCGACACCAACGAGGCGAGCAAAAGCCCGGACCCGGCCAATGGGAAAACCGCCGGCGGCTCCCCCGGCAAGCCCCCGATCCCAAAATTCTCCCTCTCGATTTACAACGGCGGCCCGATGATGGTCAGCGGGTGGAAACTTCCCGTGGTCATCAACTGCAAAGGCGTCAAGTGCGCCGCCGACCGCTTCCCAATTTACGCCAACCACATCGACGAGAATACGTCGGCGGTTGACGCCATCGAGCAACTGATCGGCCAGAGCAGCGGCCCATGCACGATCATGCAGGCGTGCAATCTGGTGGCGGATGGCGAAGTCACTGGCGAATCTGCGACCGTGAAGGCTGTCATGGCGCACGCGGCCAAAGGCTTCCAGTGGCAGGCCAGCATTGACGCGATGCCCACCAAGGGCCACGTCATCCGCGAGGGGGAGTCGGAAACCGTCAACGGAAAAATGGTAGCAGGCCCGGCATTCGTGGCCGATGAATCAGTCCTTGCCAATGTTGCTGTTGTACCGCTCGGTGCGGATACGACGACTGCGGCGCGTTTTGCGGCAAAGAAAGCCGCAGGGAGTATCGCAATGAATGAATTTGAAGCCTGGCTGAAAGCGGAGTATGACATGACCCCCGCGGAGTACGCCGCACTCGCGACGGACAAGCCCGGCCAGCACGGGAAGATCAAGGCGCGGTGGGATGCCATTGGGAATATTTCCGCAGGTGCGGCCGCCAGTGGTGCGGCCATCCGCAAACCGGCTGCAGGTGGCATCAGTGCCGCGGGCGGCAATGGCGACGGCGGCGTGGGCGATGAAATCAAGGCCAGCCGCACGGCGCGGGCGGCGGAAGCCCGTCGCGTCGCCAAGCTGGATCAAATCCTCGCGCAATACCCAAAGGTCGAGGTATCGGTCGACGAAGATGTTGACGGAAAAAAGGTTACGCGGACCGTCAAGGCCGCCGACTATATCGCCCAGGCTATCGAAAGCGGCTCCGAGCCAGACACCGTGGAGCTGGTTCTGCTTCGCGCCAGTCGTAAGCCGTCCGAATCCGGCGCCGGTACCGCCATGCCGATGACCCCCACGAGGGTAAAGGCCGGCATTCTTGGCTCATATCACCCGAGCCCGGCCAACAGGGGAGGCCGCCACGAACTTCCTGGATCCGTGACGGGATTCAGTGACGATCACTGCCGCATCATTGAAGCCGCGGGCCTGATTTCAAAGGGACGCAATGGAAAAGGCGAATTGTGGTCCGAAGTCCTAGCCAAGAGCAAGCAGTATGGCGAGCGGTGCGTCGAAATGGCCGAAAACGCAATGAGCGGGTTCGGGCACGAAGTCGGACCCCTCGGCCTTATGTGCATGGCGGCCCGTATGGCCGGCATGACTGACATTCCCCATGGCAACTCGGCGCGCTGGGACTATATCCGCGACAAGAGCATCAGTGCGAGCTTCACCACCTTTACCCTCCCGGTCATCCTGTCGAACTTGATGAACAAGTTCCTGCTCGACGGCTATTACGGCGTCGATCCCAACTTTGGCGTCGGTGGCGGAATCGCGTGGCAGCAGTTTGCTCGCGTCGGAAGCGTGCAGGACTTCAAGCCTCACTACCG